GTCAAACTCAAAAAAGAAGATTGACGCGGCTATTGCGTTCATTATCGCATACGACAGAGCGACGGCAGGTAGAATAGATGATGGAGTTCCGGAGTTTTTTTTCTAAGGACATTATGTTAGTAAATGGGTTGCAAATCGGGGGCGCTGTGGCTATCAGTGCCGGTGTCGCTTTTATTTTCCCACCAGCAGGACTTATTGTTGCCGGTGCTTTCGCTATTTTGTTCGGTCTCAGTTTGGAGCGTAAGTAATGCTTGGTGATCTTTTCTACAGTGACGGGGAAGAGCGTGCGCTCTCCTTCCAAACCATTTGGGGTTCCGGTGACTTCCTCGAACTAGAGAACGAGTCTGGCACTGTCGTAAACCAGGAGACCGCTTTCCAGGTCAACGCCATCTTCTCCGCTGTCAGCCTCATCAGCGACACGATTTCCACACTGCCTGTTGATTCTTACATTCGGTTGGATGGTCGCCGCAGTGCTTTCCGTCCCCGGCCCGCCTGGGTGACTCAGCCTGACGTTGACACCACCAAGGAAGCTTTCTACGGTGCCGTCATTGTGTCAATGCTGTTGGACGGTAACGCTTTCATTCGCGTGTATAGCAACCGTCGCGGTGAAATCAACAACATGGTTGTGTTGAACCCGCTTGACGTGACAATCCGCCGTAACGGTCTCGGACGTGTCATGTACGAAGTGAAGAACGAGTCACGCCCTGTCTCTGCCGACAACATGATTCACATTCCTGACGTGGTGCGCCCCGGAGCTATCCGTGGTGTGTCTCGTGTTGAGGCTCTCAAGGAAGACTTCGGTCTCGCTATCGCGCTTCGTAACTACGCTGCCCGTTTCTTCGGTGCTGGTGCCACCACTCAGGGCATCATCGAGTACCCAAACAAGTTGACCGCTGAGCAAGCCAAGAACCTGCAAGAAGGTTTCGACGCACGCCACAAGGGTTGGAAGCGTTCACACCGCACCGGTATTCTCTCCGGCGGTGCCTCCTACAAACCCACCTCGGTTGGTAACGACCAGGCACAGTTTATTGACTCGCGTCGCATGGCTGTCGAGGATGTTGCTCGTGCTTTCAATGTGCCACCGCACCTGCTCGGTCTTCCCGGCACAAACACTTACGCCTCTGTGGAGCAAAACAACCTGGCCTGGGTTATCCACTGTCTGCGACCTATCGTGCAGAAACTTGAGTCGGCGTTCTCGCCCCTCATGGCACGCTACCCCGGCGGAGAGACCGCTTTCGTCAAGTTCAACCTTGATGGTTTGCTTCGCGCAGACATCAACTCCCGTATGACCGCCTACAGCACCGGTCTTCTGTCCGGCTTCCTCACCATCAACGATGTGCGACGCCTTGAAGACCTACAGGCGATTGATGACCCGTCGGCTGACACGGTTAGGGTGCCCTTAGCTAACGTGAACGTTGCTGCTGCCACGTTGAAGGAAGAAACCGAGAAGGTGGATATGGCTCAGCGTCTTATCCAGGTTGGTTTCGATCCTGCGGATGTTTTGGACAAACTCGGTCTGCCTGCGATTGACCACACTGGTTTGCCGTCTGTGCAGTTGCAACCTACGGCGCAGATTGACCCGGAGGACCCCAACTCGGAGTACGTCGTCGAATAATGATTACTAATGGTAGGCAAAGCATTGCTGGTTCCGCGACCAAACTAGATGGTCGCTCTACGGTTTACAGCACTTTGCACATTCACAACGATGACAACACGAAAGATTTGTTCCTCGGTGGACCTACCGTGACGGTGAACAATGGTTATCGTTTGTTGAAGTCAGAAAGCACATCGTTTGATTTGCCACCATTGACTGATGTTTACGCTGTGAGTGATGGCGGGGCGCACACCCTGTCTTGGATAAGAATTGAGATTATGTAATGCCTTATTACATTACTGATTCGGCTGAGGGTTGCTCGGGGTGGGCGACTATCAAAGAGGATGGCGAAGTGATGGGTTGCCATAACACGAAGGATGACGCTATCGATCAGGCGCTTGCGATTGCCGCACAGGAAGATTCTGAGTTCTTAGGTGAACGTGCCATGCCCGGTACTTTGAAGCCTGGAGATTTTGTTTCCTGGAAGGAGCATGGTCAAACTTTCCAGGGCCGTATTCGTGAGGTTGTCAGTGCGGGCACTGTGGATGTTCCTGGTTCTGGTGTGCAGATTATGGGCACAGTCTTTGACCCTGCCGCGCTTGTGCAAATGTATGAGCAGGTGGATGGGCAGTGGACCGAGGCGTCAACCTTCTTGGGTCTGAAGTTCTCACAACTGAGTGGTATCAGCGCACTTGTCGATGACGAGATGCCCGAGTTTGCTTTTGATGAACCTCTACTTGACGATGCACCTGATTCTGTTGATGAGAACCGTGAAGTCAATTTATCTGCACCCGCTTATATGAGAGCCGCGGCCCGTCAAGGTTTGAAATATCACG